TGCCGCAGGCCGCAGACTTCGAGGACCGTCCGCAGCCGGGCGGTGTAGGTGTGCGGACGAATCCGCGCCCAGCACGCCAGCCGAATCGCCTCGGCCTTGTCGGGCTGCGCGAGCAGGTCCGTGATGAGGGACACGCACTCGTCTTCGCTGTGGAAGACCGGCATCTCCGGCACGAGCCGGTCGGCTTCCGGACGCCACTCACTCACCACGAGCGCTCCGCAGGCGAACGCTTCGTAGACGCGGGGATTCAGCGAGGTCGCTGGCACCTTCTGCGTGTTGAAGTGATGGGTCTCCCGGAAGACGTTGAGCACGATGCGCGTCGACTGGTATCTGGCCGCAGTCTCGTTGGGCAAAACGTTCCTGGAGACGCAGATGCGTGACACCTCGGGGCTGGTCCACGCCCCGCCGATGACATAACCCAGGAGGCCCGCCTTCACGAGCGCGGCCAGATAGCGATCCCGTGTCCGGTTCCCGCCGCCGATGAAGCCGACAGGATAGGGTCGCGGGGCAGACGAAGGGGTGTGCACGTACGGGTCGTAGCACACCGGCAAGGAGGTGGAGTGTTCGTGCCGGTCCAGCGTGGCCGGGTCCGACAGGAACGCATGGGTGAAGTTGGCCGAGAACCGGCTGGTATCGTCGACCTCGTAGGGTTCATCCAGCAACCAGATCGCGGTGTGGAGATCGCGGAAGGCGTTGCCGTACCGTCGCGCAAACTTCCGGCCGTGCACGACGAACACCAGATCCGGATGGTGCCGCAGGATCTGTTTGTCCAGGTCTGACGCGAGGCAGTCGGCGTGCCGATAGTCGAGGCCCAGTTCCGACGCGGCCGCCGCGAGGCCCCGCGTGAAGACATCCCCGCAGGAGAGGAACTGATAATCGACGCCGAAGACGCGCAGCCGCGGCGTCATGGCAACGCCTCCGTCAGCGGCAGCCGAGGGAAACACTCCAGGGCCGTCGCGCGGCTGGCGTTGATGACCTGGACCCCGGCGTGCTTCAGCGGGTCCACCATCGTCGCGATCATGGCGCGGAACAACGGATAGGGCGAGCCGCCCCGCAACCCCTGTGGGTGGTTCCCGAACCAGTGCGTCTTGTTCTGGTCCGGGGCGTCCATGTCGTAGCCGAGCAGGATGATCCGCTTCGCGCCGAAGTGGACCGCGAGGTTGATCGCGGCCGCGCCGCTGTTCCGGCCGGTCCGCAGGCCGGTCGGGTCGGCTTCGATGCCGGTCTCGCCGGTGTTCCGCAGGACGGTCATGCCCGGGAACACCGCCGCGCTGGATTCGAGGCAGAACTTCAGGCCGGGGAAGTCCGGCACGCCTTTGTGATACCGCCACCACGCCGAGTCCGATCCGATCAAGGCATCGGCCCACGGCGCGAGCCGCCACGAGTCGTTCACGGCGATGACCGTGGCTTTGCCTCGGCAGTATTCGACATCTTCCGGCACGAGACTGGGGCCGCCGCCGAGACACACCACTGTGCCACCCGGACACAGCGCCGGAACCGGCAGCGTCGAGACAGGCTGCGTGGCGTGTCTTACCACTTCCGCCCCTTGTCATCCATCTGCGTGAGGTCACGACCCGCAGAGCCTTGCTTGCCTTCCGGTCCGGCCGTGCCGTCGCGTCCGGGTTTGCCGTCGCGTCCGGCTTTTACCGCGAGCCGCCATGCGGTCGCGCCGTCTCCCGGCTTCTGTCCCGTCGTGTCGGCTTGCGCAATCCACCACGACCCGCCCCAGGTAACGCCGTCGCCGGCGACGTAGGGCGTCTCGCTCTTGAAGACGCCGCGATCAAGCACCACTGGGAAGCGCAACACGCCGCCGTCCACCGGCGCGCCGCTGTCTTTGAAGCACAGGGTGACGATGCGGTGGTCTTCACTCTGCACGACCTTCAGGTTGTCCAGCGTGCCGTTGCTGCCGTCGCGTCCGTCCTTCCCGTCCAGGCCGTCGCGTCCGTGCACGCCGTCCTTCCCGTCCTTGCCTGCCAGTCCGTCGCGGCCGTCCTGTCCAGGCAGGCCGCGTTCGCCCACCGGTCCGGCCGGTCCAACGGGCCCCTCGATAGACTTGCCGTCAAGTCCAGGCAGGCCGCGTTCACCGACCGGTCCCGGCGGTCCGGCTGGTCCGGACGGTCCAGGCTCGCCAGCCGGTCCAGGAAGCGACTTCCCCTCCGGTCCTGGTAAACCATCGGCCCCGCGTTCTCCGCGTTCTCCGGACGGTCCTGGCGGTCCTGGCGGTCCTTCTGGACCCGGCACCGTCAGGCCGTCGCGTCCGGCAGGTCCGGCCGGTCCGGATTCGCCGGCCGTGCCTGGAGGTCCGGCTGGTCCGGCTGGTCCAACTGGTCCCGGCTGGCCGTCCTGTCCGGCAGGGCCGACCGGTCCGGCTGGCCCCATCGGGCCGGGGGTGCCGTCCTGTCCGTCCGTGCCGTCGCGTCCAACCACGGTCAGGCCGTCCCGCCCCGGCAGGCCGTCACGACCGTGCATGACCGGCCGTGCTTCCAGCACCGCCAGCCGCGCCAGCACCGGCGTCATCGCCGCCTGAATCGCGGACGCCACGATCTCGGCCATCTGTTCGGGGTCAAGCGGCATGGGTGAACCTCTGCACTTTCGCCAGCAACGCCGCCTGGAAACGCTCGGTCGTGTCGTCCGGTTCAGGCGGGTCGTCGTCCGGCTCATCCGGGGGCGTGGGCGTGGGAGTGGGCGTGGGCGTGGACGCCGGGACCGGGTCCTGCGTGTCGCGCTTGTTCAACGCGGCGAGCGAGTAGTTCTGCTGTTGCAGGTACGGCGTGTCGCCACCTTCCACGGGGTCGGCGTTCAACAGCAGCCGTCCCTCGTTCGGCTTCATCACGCCGCAGCCAATGCCCTTCGAGATGTAATCGATCATGGTCGCCGAGTCCATGCGCAGCAGGTCGGCGGTGTTGAACTCCGTGCCGTAGGGCTTCGGCAGTTCCAACCCTTCATCGAGGGACAGTTCGAAGGACTCCACGAGCGTCTGCAAACACTGCGTGAAGTACTGCGTCGAGAGTGCCTGAATGTTGTTGTAGGTCGGAGCCGGACCGACGCCCACCATGTACGGCGGCACGTGGTAGCACGAGCAAATCTTCTCGTCCGTCCACCGCAACTGCCCGATCAGTTCCGCGTCCTTCGGATCGACGCTCATCTTCTCGTACTTCAGGCCATCGCCGAGGACCGCAATCTTCCCGGCGTTCTCCCCGGAGAAGTTCGCGTCCCAGTACGTCTTCAGCCGGTCCGCGGCAGGTTGGCTGATGGCTCCGGGGGCCGTCAAGACGCCGCCGGGTTTGCTGCCATTCGCAAAGAACTGCGTCGAGTTCTCCTGGATCTTCACCGCCTGATACGCCGCGAGGCCGCAGGCGTAGATGGGCGAGAGGCCCACGAGCGGGTGATACAACGCGTACATCGTGTCGTGGATGATGTCGCGGGCAGGCACCGTCACGCTGCCTTGCGGCACGTTCGCCAACAGGTCCGTCGACAACTGGTAGTAGACCGACCCATCGGGGGCGACCAGGACGGTGACGCGCTGCGGGTCCAGGATGTAGAGCGCCGTCACGACGTTGCGGTTGTCTCGCTGCTTCAGGACGTAGGTGTTCCCCCATAGCAGCTTCGAGGTGAGCCACTGTTCCACGAACTTGATCCGGGTCTGGTAGCGGTTCGGCTTCCGGAGGACCGGCGAGAACGACGGGTTCTCCGTTTCCGTCCAGATGTTGTTCGCGTTCTTCTGCACCAGCCGCAGGCCCATCTTCCCGACGTCGGCAGAGATGAGCGTCACGCACGCAAACACCGTGGGGTTCGCCGCCACGGACACCAGATCGATGTTGACGTTCCGCTGCCACGCCCCGGCATACGACTCCCGCAGTAGCGGCCACCAGCCGCCCCGCGCTTCCAGCGGCGAGAGCGTGGGCAGCGCCTTCGTGCGGACGACCGATAGGCCGAAGAAGGGAATATCCATTAGGACTCCGGCTGAAGGTCACGACGACGGTAGGTGCGTTTCCGCTTGGACCGTTCGGCGTCGGACGGGTCCGGCTGCACAAACTCGGCGGCGTCCTGGTAGGTGAGGGCCGCAGCGTCAAGCGCGGTGGTGTGGAAGACCGTCCCGGCAGGGATGGCACGGCCGGTGCGCAACACGATCGTCCGGCGTGCCCGAAGCTGGATCAGGGTCGGCATGGCCTCGGCAGGACAAAGCGCAAGGGACCGGACTCCGCGTCCGGTCCCCTGCGGAGGTGTTACGCCGAGTACGCGACGCCGTCCAAGTAGGCAACCGCAGCCGCCCGACGGCGCTGCCAGTTGATGAACCGCTCCGCACGCAGGCCGATGGCGTCCGACTGCCACAGGCTGACCATCGTGGTCGGCACGGGGGCATCCGGCGATCCGGCCGACGGCGAATTCGTCGGGTCCGTCTTCATTTCGAGCGACGCCTCGCGGCTGGCGTCGATGACCACCTGCCCGTCATCCGACAGGTAGATGTCCGACGCGTTGACGAGGATGAAGAGCAGGTTGTCCGGCGACCCACCCAGGTTGCAGTACTGGGACGCGATGACCGGGAGACCCTGGAAGGTGCCGCCGTTCATGTTGATCCCGGGGAACTCCTGCTGCCCGAGCGCGTTCGTCATCAGCGAGAGCGCGAGCGCGGTCGTGTTCGCCATGATCCAGACGCCGTTGGTCGGCGTCAGGTTCGCGGCGATGAAGCTGTTGAACAGCGTCTGCACGTCGGTGCGGACCGCGGCGGCATTCGTGCCGCTGGGCGTGCCAGCGCTGATGCCGTTCGTGATCGAGGCCGGGGAGACATCGGCCACCAGCGCCTTCGTCGGGTCCACGAAGTCCGTGTCCAGCCGTTCGATGAGCGCGGCCGCGAGCGCATCGCGGACCAGCATCTCGGCCGACGGGTTGGAGAAGCGCACGAGTTCCTGCGACAGCACGGCGATGTTGGCGACCTTGGCCCACCCGAGCTTGGTCGGGGCGAAGTCGAATTTCGTGACCGGCTTCGGGGCGGCCTGTCCGACCCAGTAGCCGGACCCGCCCGTGGTCTGCCCGAGGATGCGGACGTTGAACGGCACGCGCCGCAGCGACGGAATCCCCGCCGCGCCGAACTTGCCGATGATGGTCTGCGGACGCAGGAACTCCACGAAGTCCCCGGCGAACGTGGGGTACTCCGGCACGAGCGCCCCGGCCCAGGTCGGGTCGGTCGTGGTGCCTGCGGTGACCGCCGCCTTCAGGATGGTGGCGATGCGCGGCTGGTCCGGATACCGCTGCTTCGCGATCTCGTAGGCGGTGTGCACGTCGCCCTTCGCGGTCATCAGGCACATCGCGTACCGCGCGAACTCGATGCCCGGAGGCAGCGCGTTCGGCATCGCGATGACGCCCCCACGCGACTGCGATCCGGCGAGGGGGTCCGGCGCGACGACCGGCTTCGCGGCCTTCACGTTCGCGGCTTCGAGCGCGGCGAGCCGGACGAGGTGCGCGTCGATGTTCTTCACCTCGGTCTCCAGCGTGTCGTACTCCTCGGTCTGCGTCGGGTCGAGCGTCTCGCCCTTCTCCCCGGCGACCGTCATCAGATCGGTCATGCGTGCGGCCTTCGCCTGCCGCGTGGCTTCGAAGGCGGTGATCTGTTCGGTGAGCGTCTTCATGGGTCCTGGTCCTGTCTGTCGTGAACCCGTAGCGCCGGGTGTGAGGTGAACGACGGTCCTGGTCGTGCCGGACGCGGCGTCCAGGCTGGCGTCGAGAGACTTGATCGTGTGAATCGTGGCGCTGGCATTCGCGGGCACCGTCACGAGGGAGAGTTCGAGCACTTCCGTCTTCAGGAAGTGAAT